GGAGCAGGTGGAGCAGGTATTGCTGGCGGTTCAAATACCCAAGTTCAATATAACAGTTCAGGCAATTTAGCTGGCTCTGCTAATCTTACGTTTAACGGCACTACATTAACTGCAAATACATTAAATTTAACTAATGCGCTTACTACTTCTTATGGTGGAACTGGTCTTTCGTCATATACAGCAGGTGATTTGCCTTACTATGCGTCAGGTACAGCGTTATCTAAACTTGGTATTGGTACAAACGGCTATATTCTTCAGTCAACAGGAAGTGCTCCTACATGGGTCAATCCGACTTCTGTAATCGGTGGTGCTGGTGGTTCAAACACCCAAGTTCAATACAATAGCTCTGGCTTATTGGCTGGTTCTGCTAACCTAACATTTAACGGCACAACACTTACTACAGCTAATGATGCTTCTATATCAGGTCTTACTGTTGGTAAAGGAACAGGTGCAGTTTCTACAAATACTGCTGTTGGTAATGGTGTTATGGCGGCTACGGCTACTGGCGGCAACAATGTGGCATTAGGTTATCAAGCATTAGTAAGCAATATAAGTGGAACTTCTAATACTGCTTTGGGCAGACAAGCTGGTTATGCTTTAGCGGCTGGATTACAAAATACTGCTGTTGGTGCAAATGCAATGGATAGCGGTGATGCTTCTTATTCTGTTGCTGTTGGATATACTGCTTTATCTGCTAATAGCGGTTCATATAATGTGGCAGTTGGTAATGCGGCACTTAAATCAAACACCACCGCATCTAATAACACAGCAGTAGGATACCAAGCTGGGTATAGTACAACAACAGCGGCATCTAATTGTTATTTTGGTTATCAAACTGGTTATTCATTAACTGCATCAAGTGGTGGTAATACATTTGGTGGTTATCAAGCTGGTTACACTTTTAATAGTACCTCTAATGGCTTTCATGCAATGTATGGTTACGGTGCTGGTTACAGCGTTTCTACTGGTCTAAATAATACTTTAATTGGTGCAAACTCTGGGTACTACATAAGTTCAGGTTCTAAAAATACTGTTCTTGGCTCTTACAACGGCAACCAAGGCGGTCTAGACATCCGTACAGCAAGTAACTACATTGTGTTATCTGATGGTGATGGTAATCCTAGATTGGTTGGCGCTTCGGGTGGACAAATTACTGTCGGTTCAAATATATCTGCCGCTACAAGCCCTAAAGGTGATTTAAATATTCAAGGTTCAGCAAGCACTCAAACCAATTTATATCTTTTTAAAGCCACACAAGTTGAGGGATATGTTGGTTTTGTAAGTGGTTCTAATTCTAATCTTTATATAAATACTGGTTCAACAATGGGTTCTACTGGTGTTTATATGACCAATGGCGGAACTTCTTGGACATCAAATTCTGATGAAAGATTAAAAGAAAATCTTGTGCCTATTACTGATGCAGTAACCAAAGTAAATTCTTTGCGTTCAGTTATTGGTAATTTTATTGCAGACGAAAATAAAACACCAAGACCATTTTTAATTGCACAAGATGTTCAATCAGTATTGCCTGAAGCAGTCAGCACCAGCGAAATAGACGGCACAGAATATTTGGGTGTTTCTTACACCGAAGTTGTGCCTTTGCTTGTAGCCGCCATCAAAGAACTAAACGCCAAAGTAACCGCTTTAGAAACTAAATTAGGAGCATAAAATGGAATTAACCCACGAACAACAAGTAGCACAAGACTATAAAGCAGCAATGGATAGCGTAAACCTACTTAACGCTGGTAAGCCTGAGAAGATGACTGATGCTGATTGGGCAGATACAGTTAAGCGTAACAAAGCTCATCTTGAAATTCAAATTGCTAAAGGTGCAGAGTTTTATGGCGAGCATGATTTAACGCCATTTACAGCAGCTATTGCTAAGTAATTTTTAACCGTAGTACAACTAGGAGAATGACATGGGAAACGACAAAAAGACCCCCATTACCATTAACGACAAAGAGTATCAATATGAGGACTTAACAGCGGAGCAACAGACGCTGTTTAATCATTGTATTGATTTAGATCGAAAGATTAGCTCGGCAGCATTTAATCTTGATCAACTGCAAGTAGGTAAACAAGCTTTTATTAAGCTACTTGAAGAGTCATTGGCTAAAGCTGTTGAAGAACCTGCTCCTCCTGTTCAATAATGCAAGATAACTTAGAAACTTCAGCGCATTTTGCCACTGCTGTTTATAGTATCAGCAAGCCTGACTTTTTACCGTCAGTGCTTGCTGTTTTTGATGAAGCAATTAAAAAACAACAGCAGTTAAAAGAAATCAATGCACTCTATCCTGTCTATATGACAGGAAATTTGTATATGGATCCACGATTAAATGATTTCAGCACTTATATTGCATCTACCGCATGGAATGTGCTGAACTCACAAGGCTATAAGATGGACGATAAGATTACTTATTTTCATTCTATGTGGGGTCAAGAGCATCATAAAACATCAAATATGGAAGAGCATGTTCATAATGATGGTGTACAAATTGTAGGCTTTTATTTTATAGATTGCCCAGAAAATAGCTCGCATATGATCTTTACTGATCCACGCTTTGGCAAAAATCAGTTAGGCATAGTAGAAGCCGATCCTACTAAGATTAGTATGGCATCTACGCATATTAGTTTTAAGCCTGAAGTCGGTAAATTGTATTTAACCAATGCTTGGTTAGCACATGCATTTTCACGGCATAACAATGATAAACCATTTAAGTTTATACATATGAATCTGTCTGTGCAACAAGCGCCTCTTCAGCAAGAGGTGACAATTGTATGATGAACAAGTACTTGGTCAGATACAACAAAACACGAGGACAGCCAGGAAGAGGAACAATTGAACATGTATGGAGAGTATTTGAAAATGGTAAAGAATTTTTATGCAAGCATATCAAAATTGAAGTTCCTGTCCACGATGAAAGAACTGGTGAAGACTGGTCTCTCTGCGGTTATGGCTATATGGAAATCAATAAAGAAGAATCCCTAATCACTATTAAAGCTACTAAGGAGTAATCATGCAATTCTTAAAAGAAATTGAAGCACATTTGGAAAACTTTGAATCAAAAGCCAAAGAAGAAATTCAAAAGTTTATTGACCATTTATATACAAAGTATCAACCGGTGACTGATGCAGTAGTGCCACCTCCTGCACCATTGACTATTACTACTCTTGTGCCAGCACCTGTGACTTTGGTTCCAGTTTGCGTACCTGCAGCGGATGCAACTCCAGAGCCGGCATCTGAGATAACAGTGACGTTGCCTGAAGACAATACATCTGAAGTAACAATCACTCCGGCACCAACTACTTGCGCACCTGCAGCTGAATAAAGTGTTTATCATGGATCCAATAGAACTACAAATTAACGAAACAGACAAGCGTCTAATGGTTCATGAAGCTGTTTGTGCGGAGCGTTATGCAGGTATTCAAGAAGCGCTTGCTAAAGGTGTTAAAAGAATGCAAAAAATTGAATATCTTTTATATGCAGTAATTGCTTCGGTTCTATTAGGGCCAAATTTTGCAGCTAAAATGTTAGAAAAGTTTATAGGTGGCTAGCAAAGTGAATTATGGCAGATCCATTAGGTTTAAACGAAGGGGTAAGAGCGTTAAGTGGTAGTTTAAACGCAAGTCGAGAAACAAGTAAACATCTATCTAAAAGTATTGAGAGTATACAGCATGATAGCTTAGAAGTAGCACAAAAGAAAGCTCAAGAACGTATTAGGGCAAGACGGGAAGCAGAGTTAAAGAAGCAAAATGCGCTAATAAAGGCATTAGAAGATTGGAAACATAAGAAACAAATCTCCGATGAGGAGGCTAGATTAAAAGTTGATTTTGTAAAGAAGTACGGTGCAAAAGAATGGGAAGCAGTATTAAAGATTAAGTTGGATATTGAAAACCTTCAAAGAAAAGACAATGAAGAATTTCAACATGATTTAAAAGAAGTAAGAAGAGTACAGATGTGGTGTTTTGTAGCAGCATTAATAGTAACTTTATGGCTTAAATTTGTATTAGGGGTGATTTAAATGGGTGACATATTTACACATATTCTGACCGGTAAAGATAATCAGACGCATGACATTGCAAAATGGGCATGGATGCTGGGATTTTTTCTTGTAGGCGGCGCTGCTATTTACATGATTTATGCCGGAAAAGAGATTAATTTGACTGAATTAGCTGGCGCCTTAGGAATTGTTTCTGGTTCAGGAGCGGCGTCTGTTGCAGGTAAACATTTAGCAGGAGCAGAACCTGATGTTCCCTCTTCCAATTAGTACTTACATTTACATAGCAATTGCACTTAGTACTGCATTCATTACTCATAGAGTTGATGGCTATTATTCTGAAAAAGAAAAATTAGAAGCTGTGCAGCATGTGGTTGAAGTACAAACTAAAGTGGCCAATGACCAAGCTATGATTAGCCAACAAACGCAAAAGGACAAAGATGATTTACAGACTCGCTATGATAATGCTATTGCTCAGCTTAGAGGCTTGCGCAACACAAACCTTTCAAACGGTCAATCCTCCGGCTTTGCAATACCAAGTCAAGGACTCAGATTACTTGAATCAGATGCAGAAGTTCTTATCGGGTTTGCAAAGCAATGCACCAACACAGAAATAGAGCGGAATGACGTGATTAACAAATATAATGCTCTAATGGTGACTAAATGACTGAAAACTTTGACCATTCCCTTGATTTAGTCCTTAAGTCAGAAGGTGGGTTTGTTAATAATCCTAAAGACCCAGGTGGAATGACTAATTTAGGCGTAATAGCATCTACATGGGCAAATTTTAAAGGGCGTAATACTAATGAAAAAGAAATGCGATCTCTTACAAGAGATGATGTCGCACCTTTGTATGAAAAGAAATATTGGGATGCTTGTAAATGCGATGACCTGCCTTCTGGCGTTGACTACCTTGTATTTGATTTTGCAGTAAACTCAGGCCCAGGGCGGTCTGTCAAAATACTACAAAGAGCTCTTGGTCTGCCTGAAGATGGTGCTGTTGGTCCTGTCACAATTCAGACCATTGATGTCATGGATAAAACAGAACTAATTGCTAGGTTCTCAGATGCTAAGAAGCAGTTTTATGAATCATTACCGACTTTTGCTACTTTTGGCAATGGTTGGTTAAAACGAGTTGATGAAGCTCGTGTTAATGCTAGTAATATGTTAGGATAAAAAATGGCTACCTCCTGTACTCCCGCATGTACCGCAGCAGCGGCAATGACTTACAACAGTCTGATTACTGATGTGACGCAGTACTTAGAGCGGAATGATACAGCTGTTGTTAATCAGATTCCTCAGTTCATTATGCTGGCTGAGTTTGAAATTGCACAAGAAATCAAAACACTTGGTCAATTAAGTGTAGTAGAAAGTACTATGAATGCAGGTAATCCTGTTATTCCTAAGCCAGCAAGATGGAGAAAAACCACATCGTTTAACATTACCAATGCAGGTGTGAAGCAGCCTGTATATCTTCGTAAGTATGAATATTTAAGAAATTATGCCCCAACTAGTGGCGCAACTAGTGTTCCTTTATACTATTGTGATTATAATTATGACAACTGGTTAGTCGCTCCTACGCCTGATCAGGCATACACATTTGAAGTTCTTTACTATGAGAGGATTCCGCCTTTGTCTTCATCAAACCAGACAAACTGGATCACACAGAATGCACCAAATGTGATGCTATATGGTACGCTGCTTCAAGCAATGCCATTTTTAAAGAATGACCAAAGACAAATATTCCAACAGAAATATACTGAAGGAATGCAAGCTCTCAAGTTGGAAGATCAGCTTCGTATTGCTGACCGTCAAGCAATTGCTCAGGATAGCTAATTATGACTACATATACCAATCCGTTTACTGGGCAGACCGTATCACCTGCTCAAGTATCTTATGAATCACTGACCATATCAACAAACACCACATTACAGTGGCCTGTGAATGGTACAAGTTCTTCACTTACGACTGCAAATATTATAGAAGTGACCGCCACTACAGGTGGATTAGAGTTGTTGTTACCAGCAGCTACTCAAGTCTCTGTAGGTGAAGCTGTTATTATTCGTAATATTGGATCAAATTCCTTTACTGTTACAAATAACAGTGGCGGAACCATCATTACTATTGCTTCTGGCATTGCAGAATACATCTACTTAACCGATAATACAACCGCCAATGGTATATGGGCAACTGTTACTTTTGGTGCAGGCACATCATCTGCCAATGCTTCAGCTCTTGCTGGTTATGGTCTATATCCAATTACGACTACTTTAAATCAGCAATATGTTACAACCAACTTTTATTCAAATCAGACTCTAGATGCTACCAATCGAGCTGAGTTTATAGTCTGGTCAAGTGGAGTAGGCACACTTACACTTCCTCCGTCTGCATCTGTTGGCAATGGTTGGTTTGTGATGATCGCTAATGACGGAACAGGCATTTTAAACATTGCACTTCAAGGTACTGACACAATAGATGGCAATACATCTAAGCAATTACAAATTTCTGAGTCATTTGTGGTTGTGTGTAACGGCTCTGGGTTTAATAGCTTTGGTTATGGGCAAGCTACTCAGTTTGTATTTACACAGTTAGCACTTGTAGTTACTGGCGGAACGCTGACTGAGACTAATGCACAAGCATCTAACTTAATTCAAGAGTTTAGTGGTAACTTAACATCAAATCAAATTATTATTCTACCTTCTACTGTTCAGTTATATTCAGTTACCAATAATACAACTGGCTCATTTAACTTAACATTTAAAACTGTATCAGTCGGTGGTGCAACTGTTACTGTGCCTCAATCAACT